TATATTCCTGGTTTTGTCGAATGCCGTCCTATGGCGTGTCATGCAATTTGGGATGAAATTACCTTTGTCTGGAAATGGGGTAATTGGCTGTAATAATAATGAGTTATAAAGGTAAATATCCCAAATTGTGTGAAATCGTGAAATGGGAAAAATATGGAAAAAATGGGAATATCTGGAACGAAAATTTCAAACAGTTTAGGACAAAATACCTTTGTGGGAAACGGTACGGAATGTGCCGAATATAATAATGGGGATGCTTCCGGTGGGTGTGGAGCAGACTGTAGTGTAATCACGAACAATATAGGGATAGCAGAGAACATGGATATATACACATCAAGATAAAAGAGTAATAACAATTGTTGCTATCAATATGCCTACTTGAATGGTAGTCATAACTCTCATGCTTTTAGCGATAGATTCTAATGATTTTGCTGAACGGAGATCAGGGTCTGGAATATTTGTCTCTTCTAAGTGTCTAAGAGTCTTGTTATAGTAAAGGGTATCTGAATCACAGGATATTATAACTACTGGGCTGAGTTTGAATTTTGCAACACCAAACTGATAATGGCTTTTAGTAACCACCAGACTATCAGCAGTTTTAAATGTTGTTGGTTTATTCATGTATTTTCTAATTGTATATGTTCTGTTTTGAGCGGAAGTGGTAGAGGTAATAAGGCAAATTGTAAATAGTATAAATAAGACTCTTCTCATCATGATAGTACTCCTAAAATTGTTTGTAAGCAATTGAAATAACATCTAATAAGTAAGTCAACATTCTCACCAGGCATCCCCATGAATACAAATAGTAAGTCGTGTGATATATACATAGCGGATCGTATCACAGGGTGGTCAAAGGTCTTCGTTTAGCAAGAAACCTAAGAAGTAATTCTTGCTCTTCTTTATCAAGATTTTCAATCTCCCTTTGGAGTACTTTATCTTCTGATTCTGCGCGAGCCTTTTCTTTTAATAGTTGTTTTTTCTCGGTTTCTACACGTTGATCTATGATTTTTTCAATTGCCTCAACTAACATCTCTCCTTTGCCTAGAAGTAGCCAATTTAAGTTAATTCCAAGTGCATCCCCTATCTCCGCAACTCTATTTATATCGGGCTCAGATACTCCTCTAACATAATGGCTAATAGTACCTTGATCTACGCCTATTTTCGTAGCTAATTTTTGCTGGGTGTATCCAGTTTTTTTCATAGCCTCTTTTAGACGGTCTTTAAACATAAAATGAAGAACTTTCATTTTTTATTTGTAATTATGAAGTATTTTCATAAATTACATTGTTAACAATTTTAACTAAGGTAAGAAAAAAAAAGCCGCCAAGCCTTTAATTTTTTCTTACCTCTCGAAAAACAAGAGGTTGCATATTGTTTGAAATCAATGAAAAGAAGTTTGCAGCGGCTCTGAAGATGGCTGGAATGACGCAATCGGATTTTGCTAAGCGATTTGATGTCTCTCCCGCAATGATTACTTACGTAAAAAAGGGCCAGCGACGTAATCCCGATATAGAACTGAGTATTCGTCTCTTTACTGACGCGACTTTTGCCAGAATCGGCAGGGAGGAAGGCTTTGGAAGCTATCCCGGTAACTGATCTGGCTCAGGCGCTGTACTCGACCCGTCGCACGATATATAACCGGTATAAGAAACTGGGGTATATCGTGTATGTGAAGGGCAAAGGCAAGGGCGGCAGGTGTGCCGTGGTGCCTGTGCAATATCTCCAGCGTGAGCGGTTCCTCGACTTAATAAAGGAATATCCATCTTCTCATATCTTATCAAAAAGCAGTGACAATCTAACCTCTGTTTTGTCTAAGACAGAGCGTGCCCTGTCTCTACAAGGTAATATCCCAAATTGTGTGAAATTTTCAAAGGAAAATAATTCTCAAGGTGGTGACAAAGGTGGTGACACTGGTTTTGAGTATTTAAACGGCGATAAATCAATTATTTATCATAATAACGCATATTACCTTAGTGCTTCAAAGGTGGTGACACTTTTAAGCGTAAAAAAGAATAGTGTGATTATTAAAGCAAAGCGCAATCATTGGTCATTTATCCAGGTTCCTGATAATGGTGGATTGAAGAAATTTTATGGGTTGGATAACCTGGATGAAGATGTGAAGGTGCGGTTTCTGGCTTCAATAGGCAAGATAAATAGCCACAGAGGCACAGATGGCGCAGAGGGTTTTACCCATGCTTCGCCTTTGGCTACGCAGGGCGCGGGTGCATATGCGCGGGCGAATATGGATGAGCGTATTCGGGTGGATATGATTGAGCGGTGTCTTGAGGAATGGCAGAGATACAGAAAATTTAGCAAGCGAAAAAATAAAGATAAGGCTGATAGTGATTTTGTCAGGCTGTGGAATATGGATCACGGCGATGACCTGAAGGTGAGTAAAAGCAGTCTGCACCGGTGGTATGGTGATCTCAAAAAAGGTGGCAAAGACGGGCTTGTTCGTCAATATAGTAATAGAGGTAAAGGAAAGGCAGCCTTTAGCCAGGGGGCTAAGGACTATCTCTCCTCTATCTATTTTACTGAGGAGAAGCGGGATTTTGACCATTGCTATCAGAACCTGCTCTGGCGGGCTAAGGAAAAGGGCTGGAATGTGCCGGCCAGGGTGACGGTCTATCGCTGGATCAAATCTCATCCCCAGGATTTTACTATCAGGCTCCGCGAAGGGCATAAGGCTTTTGATGACTATGGTTTCCCAACAATTCTTCGTGATCCTGACAGTCTGAATCCGGGTGATTTGTATGTGGCTGATGGTCGTATCATAGATGTGAGTTTTGGTGCTGGTAAGGCTGGAATGAGACTGAAAGTACAAGCATGGATGGATGGGGCTACAGGTAAATTTCTCAGTGTGACTTATCCCGAAGACTTTAATGTACAGTCTGTACTTGACGGTCTCCTGGAGGCTGATAGTGACCATGTGGGAACTGTGGTGCAAATGGATAATGGTAGTGATTATCTAAAAGCCGGGCGTTCGAAACTGGCCAGTAAAGATGATGTGGAGGAAAAACTGCTTTCACCAATTGCCCAAATCCACGGGCCGGAAAATGTCTATTTCTCAATTGTTCATAATGCCAAAGCAAAATATATCGAAAGAAAATTCCGGGATATGGCGCGAGTACACGATAAGAGCCATTTCAATGGTTATACTGCTGAGTTGCTCCGTAAGCGTCCTGATAAATGGATTGTGGATAAGAGTAAAGGCAAATTTCCCAGTCGTGAAGAGTTGATCGAGACTATGAATCATTATCTCTTTGATATTGCTAATAACTGGGCACCTAATGGCAGTAAATCACCTAATGAGATGTGGGACGAATGGTTTGAAGATCATCCTAAAAAACGAATGCCGTATGAAGACTTGCGTCACTGTCTATTGCCGGTGTCTGATAAACCCTATGTTGTCCGTAAAAATGGCCTTATTCAATTCGGTAAAGATGGTAAAGACAGACGTGGCAGAGATAAATACAGATATTACTGGGATAACTGGCTCAGTCAATTACCGGCAGGTAAAGAGTTTTTTATCAAATATAATGCTAATGATGACAGTAAAATCTGGCTTTATGAGCCAAGCGGCGCGTTGATCGGCGAAGTACCAAAATATAGATATGGTAAGGTTTCTTATCTCGACGGTGGTGAATTGGTGGGTAAACACCAGGAAGAAAAACGGCATCGCGAGAAAGAAATCAAGAAAATGAAAGAGGATATTGACAGACGTGTTGAAGAAAATCTTGGTAAGTCACTGGAGCCAATGGATTTGATGCAACGGGCAGATATACACGAACCACCGAAGGTGAAGTACAATAAAGAGACTGGTGAGATTTATGAGATGGTGGAGTTTATTCGCCACAAAGGTTCGGAAAACACAGAAAAATCACTATCAGAAAAATATAAAGAGAATATCGACAGAATGAGTGATGTTCACGAGCGTATGAGCCAACGGCTTGAGGTTGAATCTGATGATGAGAGTTATTGGGATCGGTTGGCTGCGGCTCAAGATAGGATAGGGATTTAAGTGATAAGTGATCTAAAGTGAAAAGTTAAAAGCCCATGCTTCGCAGGGCAAGGAGGTAGTAAAATGTCAAATTACAAGTATCAAAATGAAGTGAGGCAGATGGTAGCGGAAAAAAGCCTGGTGACAGTAGCCACGGCCATAGGTGTATCTGATACGGCTGTGAGCCGGTATGTGAATGGCAAGTATAACGGAAATCTGGATAATCTGGAGAATAAGATAGGCTCTTATCTATCCAGAGTGTCAGAACGGGGTGACGCGTGGAGTGATATTATAGTTAATACTTCTGTGATGGATAATGTGATGAGAACAATTCGGCTGGTGCATAATATGCGGGTGATGGGCCTGATCACGGGGCCGGCTGGTATCGGCAAGACTAAGTCATGTGAGGCTTATCAGCAGTCTAATCCGGGTGTGATTCTCGTGACCGCCAGTGTGGATGGTAAGAGTATCAAGGGTATCGTGTCTGACCTGTATTGGAAGGTAGCGGGAAAGGAACTAAGGGGTACTGCAAGAGCCGGACGTCAGGCTATTATCAACAGACTAAAAGGTGCTGACAGGGCTATCCTGATAGATGAGGCTCATAAACTGGTGAATGATAGCTACCAGGAACTAAAACACGTCCACGACCAAACCGGGTGCGCCATTATCCTGGTGGGTACTCACTCTGTCTATGACCGGCTGGTGGATGAGCGATATGGGCATGTACTGGAAGAGGTGGACGATAGAATCCCGATTAAGCGGCGGTTCAATATTGAAGTCCCTAAGAATGATATTGTCAGCGTTGCCCAGGCGTATGGTGTATATGATAAAGGTGCTATTAAGAAACTGGTTGGTTTTTGCCGTCATGTGTCTATTCGTAAGGTGGCGTATCTGGTGAAAATGGCGCGGTTTCTGGCTAATGGCGATGTAATGGAAAAGGACATTATAGACGCTGATATGATGACGCGTGGGAGTGTGGCGTGAGTATTATTGACCACGGAATTTTTCCAAGAATGAAACGAATAAAACGAATATAAGACCCATGCTTCGTCCCAATAAATCGGGACTACGCAGGGTAAGGAGGAATTATTATGAAAGTTGATTATGTATCTGAGAGTGAAATAAGGATAATTGAGCAAAATAGCCGCAGCGTAATCAGGGAAGCCCTGAAAGGTAAGGAGGGCTTGTCTGTGAAGGAGGCGATAATTTTGGCTAATCAGGCTAATCCATACTATCCTGATGGTGTGGCATATAGAATCTATAAGGGTTGTGTAGAGAGGCGGTTTGGCAGAAGTAAACCACAGGTGTTTCAACAATTAGAACTGGGGGGGGGGTAAATGGAATCTGTAGATAGATATATCGAGCGTACTGATGAGGAAATGCGCCGAATGTATGGTGTCTATGTGTGCCCGAACTGTAAAGGCATACACGATTACTTTGGCCGCTGTCCTGATTGTGGACGTAAGTTGATAAATATGAATGATGTAATGATAGAAGATGAGCCGCAGATTAACGCGGATCAACACGGATAAGAAAGGAAGTATTATGGCTGTAAGTGATAATGTAGATGGTGTAAGGTGTTATCTCGACCCTCAGGGGTTGATGGTGCCTTACCGTTATGTATCAAAAGGTGACAGAGACCGCGATAAAACTGTAAACATGGTGTTTACACGGGCTTTTCGCATTCACCGGAATACAAAAAAGGAAAAGGCGGAGATTGCTAAGATAATTGATAGCTACTTAGAACGGGTGGCTGAGAAATATAACGAGGAGTGGAAGGGTAATGCTACGATCTATGATTTTTCGCACACTCTGAAGATAGAAATCAATGTGAATGAGCGGGTTGATTTCGATGAGAAACTACAGGTGGCCCGTCAGAAAATCGGCGAGTGTTTCAGCATGTGGAGCAAGGGTAGTAAGACCGGCGCCCATAAACTAAAAACCATCGTTGATGACGCCTTTAAGACTGATAAAAAGGGTAATGTGAATGCTCGAAAATTATTGGGATTACGGCGGCATAAGTTTGATGATGAGCCATGGCGGGAGGCTATGGATTTGATCGCTGACAGTATCATCATCGTGGGTTCCCGTGTGTATTACCGCTTCTGGTACAAACCGGATCAAGACCAAAGCAGGGGCTGGGAGCCGCTGGAGGTGAATTTTTCGGCTATTGGTGTGAATACCTCCCTTATATAGATGTCTTAACTGACTGGATAACCGGTGATACAGCGTGGGTATGACAAGCGGGTTCGAATCCCGCCACCGGTTCTAAGAAGTGATCTAAAGTGAAAAGTTGAAAGTGAAAAGTTGAAAGCCCATGCTTTGTCCCGATAAATCGGGACTACGCATGGCAAGGAGGTGAAAAATGACAAATGAAGATTGGAAAAAGTTAGAAGAATTCGTCAATAAAGGTGGTAGTGGAAAAATCAAGATTGGTGACGATGTGATTACTATTAAATTGGGTCGCCACAAATTGAAATTGGTCTATACTATTTTTGTCAATGGTGAGATTAAAGGCGAATGGTTTACTGAAGATGGAGATTGTGGAATTGCAGAGAAGTATTATTGTAAAAAGTCAACGAATCTCTACTCACACCACAAGAGAATAATTAAATCTCTTGGTAAACGAAAGGCTAAGAGAATGGGTCTTTTAGATAAAATGGAATTCATTGTGCCTACATTTGGTTCTTTTCGTACTCTGAAAAGCCAATATAAGGGCCGTCACGAAAACATAGAGTTGGTGGAGGAGTAATTCCAGCCACAGAGAACACAGAGAGATAATACTATGAAGGAACTAGCAGTAAAACTGAAACTACCGGAAAAGATTGTGTGGGCCATTAAGCGGCACGACTGGGGTGTTGTGAAAAAATACGCTCAGCAGCAGTGGAATAAGGATGGCTACGCGCTGATGAAGCGATATGACAATGCTGTCAACCGTGTGGTTTCCAAGTTTGATGAGTTGAAAGGTGGCCGCGGATTGACGCGGATTAACGCGGATCAACGCAAAGAAATAGCGCGATATTGTCACACTCTGGGTGTCGGATTTTTGGTGAAGGATATGGAGAATATGATAAACGAGAGGCCACAAATAAAGTCGCTCAACTACTTTCTTCAGGGAACAGATAGTAAGGTGTGTCGCTGGGAGCGAATCAGGCTGGAAAAACTGGCGGAGGAATATGAGAAAGAAAAGGCGGAGCGGAACGGACTGGAGAAGGCGGTTGGGAAGGTGTTGTTTGGTGATGGTTGTTTTGGTAAAGAGGGTGGGATTGCTTCGGCGATTACGCCTCGCAATGACGAAAAAGCGGGTATCCCGATATATCGGGACAATGACAGCAATATACCGGAGTGGCTGGAAAAAGATGAGGCGCGGCTGGCGGAACTGGAGAAGATGGATAATAGCCGGATGTCTGTAGCGGAGCGGGGCGAGAAGGCGCTGCTAAAGATGAGACTGGGCAAAATCAAATCAGGGAAATGGAAAGTGAAGTGATGAAAAATTGTTGTGTTATTATGTATAAAAGGATAAGGCGCTCGTTTGATCTGAAAAAATTACGCGATGACTGGAAATCAGGTAAACTTTATGTCGAAAAGAGGGGCGTTTTTGAAGTCTATACAGGTACTGATTTTGACGATGTGATTACATTGTTTGCTAAAGAGAAGTTCTGGTCAAAAGATGAATATCAATCAAGTCAGCCGTTAATAATTGCAGAACCGGCTATGGAGGGAATTTGTAATGAATAAGGAAGCAAAAATCAGGGCTGCAATACTGGGCCTGATGGAGGAGAGAGACAGACTGAAAGAAAGCATGAGGACAATAGATCGCAGTATCAGGCATTTTCAGAGTATCTGTGACCATGATATGCAGTATGAAGGTCACGGACATAATTTTAGCCTTTATAAATGCAGTATCTGTGAATATAAGGAGAAAAGATAGTGGAAAACAATGCCTGCCGCAGATTAACGCGGATAAATGTGGATGTGAGGGAGACAGGTGAGACTGCGCAATAAAAGAATGCGTGAGTTGCACGCTGTGGCACTGAAGGCCGGATATGGACATGAGGAACTGAGCGACCTGGCTAGCGAAGTATTTCAGGTGGAATCGATGTCCGGCCTGAGCGTAATACAGATAGAAGATTTAATCAAAACTTTTCGGAAAAGTGTGAAACCGAAAGGCTACAATCATGCAGATAGTAAACCGCGGAGGTCTATCCAGACCTCGGAGGTTGCTACTGCTGAACAATTAGATAAGATCGTGGTGCTCTGGCAGAGAGTATGCCGAAATGTGAATGAGTGGGAAGAGCGACTTGACAGGTTTGTACATAATAAGTATGGTGTGAAAAAGGGGTATAAAAACCTGGGAAGAAAAAGCGCACAAACCTGTATAATAACTCTAAATGCAATGCTGTTGCAAAAGTGTTGCAAGGCTATGTATAGGGAGTTTGCTAAAGAGGGGTGTGGGATTGCTTCGGCGATTACGCCTCGTAATGACGGGGGGATGAAATTGGTAGGCAGTAGATTTCAAAAGATTTATGAGATACTCAAGGATTTACCGGAGAATGAAAAAACCTTGTTTCTGACAATGTATGTTTATGAGGCTGAGGCTGAGGTTAAGGTTGAGGCTGAGGTTAAGGTTGAGGCTGAGGTTGAGGCTGAGGCTGAGGTCTCGTCTGTACTGGGTGAAATAGAGCGGCTGGATCGGTCTTTGAGGGCTTTTTATAAGGCTCTGGATAGTTTTAACTATGGGGATAAGGAGTAATAATGGCAGATAAGAGAGTGGGGATCGAATGCCCGGAGTGCGGGAGCGGCTCACGGGTACTGAAAACTGATAACTGGAATAATTTTATCATTCGTGTGCGTGTGTGTGACAATGCAAACTGCCGAAAGACCTTCCGTACCTGTGAGGAGATTGTGGCGATTGAGGGTAAAAACTATAGAAAGATAAAAGATGTCCCTGAAAAATGATATAGAAAAACTGGAAAAAGAGTGCGCTGCTATCCTATCCAGGTGTGATAATCTGTCTTCTGTAAATAGGTATTTTCAGCATGTGGTGGATGGTGTACTATCGATGATAGATGATAATACTAATACGGAAGACATTGAATCTCTGGTAAATAAGGCCCTGGCCGATTCGGCAGTGAAAAATCAAAAGGCCTGGCAGCGACAGATAATGAACCTGGTGAGAGATAATATACAGAAAACCCAGGCTTTTTATAAAGACCGTGTCAATACAAGGCTGGATAATCTGTATCAGCAAACTCTGAAACGTAAAGAGGTGGCGCGGATATCAAAACTTTTTTCTGATAATATTCGCGTGGCAAATAAGGCGATGAAGCAGGGTATTATTAAGGAAACGATTAAAGAGATAGAATCGGGTCTGCTTGATAGTATGCGACTACGGAAAAACCTGGAGAAAAAAGCCGGGCTGCCGAAACATCATGCTTATACAAATAGTAAAATGGCTGTTTCTGCTATTGCCCAGGAAGCACGAAATAAAGTTGCTGAAGACGCCGGGCTTGATTATTTTTATTATTATGGTGAGATTTTGGAGCATTCGCGCTATTTTTGCCGGCTCTGTATCAATAAGACTTTTTCCAGGAAGCAGCTGGAGATGATGAGTAATGGTATGCTTGACCCTGTGATGACCTTTAAGGGGGGCTATCGGTGTATTCACAGTCTGCTGGGTGTAAATCCGGCGTGGGATGATGATATAAAGCCTGTGCGGGGTGACAGTGTGAAAACTATAGATACAGGCTACCGTATAATCAAGGTGGTGACCAGTGAAGAGGCAATAGAAAGGCTGGAAGTACAGGACGAGATGAAAAAGACGGGTGAAATGTTTTTTTTTAATGCTCAAAGCAATGATACGGGGTTTGTGGCTGTTCATTCGAACTGGACTTTTAAACGTGATAAGGCTCTGAAGAACGAGAGAAAAATCTATGATGAAGAGTTTGCGGCCGGACAAAAGTTATGTGAAATAACCGGTGATGTGGTTGAGTTTGTCGCGGATGTGAAAAACTATCGCGGCGGAGATGTGGATTTGATCTGGAAAGAGAGGTTGATAGAGGTTAAAACTCCACAAAAAATGAAAGAAAGCACAATTTTAAACAGGATTCGGTATAAAAAGAAAGGACAGAATTATCAGTCAGATGATTATCTACTAAATTTACAATCCTGTGATGATATATCGCTGGAACGAGTAGTGAGAGAACTAAAAATATGGTGTGTGCGCTATAATAAAAAACTATGGATCATAAATAACAACGAAATAATAAAGGTGAAACAATGAGTAAAAAAGAGTATGATAATATAAGGGAATCTATAGAAGATTTTCCTGGTGATACAGAGGCTCAAAGAGCGGCATGGTATGGCTTTATTATGGCTTATGCACGTATAGGACTGCTCACCACTGACGAGGCGGTTGACCTGCTGGATAATTATGTAAAGATATCTGATGACGAGGAGGGTGTTCTGCCGGTATGAAGTGTGATATGGATTTAATCAGGAAAATACTTATCATGGTAGAAGATAATGTGGGGGAGCCAATAATTAATCCTGACATCGCTGGATATGATTCTGATAATGTGGGATACCAGGTTTGTTTACTTCTGGAAGCCGAACTGATAAAGGGCGATATTGACGAAACTTGCGACGGTCATTTTGGAGCGGTTGTGCTATATCGCCTCACATGGGAGGGACATCAATTTCTTGCCTCTATTAAGAATGATAATGTCTGGAGAAAGGTCAAAAAGAACGTCTTTAGTAAAGCTAAGAGTTTACCGTTTGATGTCGTGAGAACGATTGCTTTGAAAATGATTGAGGAAAGCCTAGGTTTATTGTAGTGTCGTATAATTAACGATGATGAGCGACGGCGTAACAAGAGGAGAACAATAACATGATAGACAAGAATGAATTGTTGAAAGTAGCAAAGGAAATAAAGCAAGTGACCGGAGAATTTGGAATCAACGATTTGGCGATGATACTCTCTGATGGTTCGGTACAGGACAAGACGTTCGATCCATCAATTATTAAACGGCGTCAGTGGTTTGATGAAATATATGCGTCATTTCCCGAAAATCCCTATCCAAAATCAATCTTTCCGATGAGTGATGAAGAATATGTAAAGGCAATCCCTGATGAAAGATTGAGAACAGCAATAAGCGGGTATATGGCAAGGTTTGGTTGGAATATTGCCTTTAAGCAAATGAAGGAAACAATAGAAAATGTTTTGCTGGAATAACTAAGCCGCTTTAATAAGGGTTTAAGTGATTGGGTTCGCTTAAATAAGTATTAGAAACCTCCCCTTTGTCCCCTCCCTAATAAGGAGGGGATTTTTATTTTTGGCTGATTTTGAGGGCTATTATTTCTCTGGCTTTTTTGCGTTCGCTGGCAGTGAGGCCAATGAATTTTCGGATATTTTTTCCGGCTTTGGCTACGCCCTTGTACTGGTGATAGGAGGCCAGGGTTCTTTTTTTTTCATCGGATTTACCTTCTATATAACCCACTGTGATGATTGATTTTCCTTTTTTGTGAGTGACTGTAGTTGTCATAGCGTCCAGCATTTTTCCGGAAAGAAAGAGGTTTACTCTGCCTGTATTTGGGTGTCCTTTTTGTCGTTTCCAGGCGGCGTATTGGCGGGTGTAGGATGTTTTCGCACCTTTGTTTAAATATTTCCCCTTAGAGGTTCTCATCTTTACTGCATGCTCAATATAGGCGGCTAAATCGGATATATCTTCGGTTGTAAGCAGGTTTTCCAGATTGTTTTCTAAATACTGGCTGACTTGATCGTTGTTAATTTTTAGTTCCATTTTATTCCTGGTTGAATAGGTTAAACAGGCCTCCAAGACCTCGAAAGTTTTTTTTGTTTATAGTCCTAATAGTCCCGTGCCGCCGGAGAGGGTATCTTCTTCATCTTCCGGCATTGCCAGGTCAAATTTTTCGTACAGGTCTTTTTTTGACATATCCAGTCCCATGTTATAGATATTGGAATATATGGCGGCGAGTTGCTCCGGGCTAATATGGGGCTTGACAGGGAAGGATATACTGGCCTCGGTGTTTCCGGAAAAGTTGTGTCTCAAAAAGGGTGTCATAAGCTGTGTGTTAATTAATTTGGTGGCTTTTTTTGCATCGCCAGCAGCTACGTCCACCCTGATACCATTGGCTGTCTTCATACTGCCATAGGTGCCATTTTTGCCATCGTTTGTTGTCCTGGATTCTGAAAGCAGGGCGGTAGATATGCTCTGGTCACAGGCCCGCTCAAACCGTTCATAGGAATCCGTGGAGTTTGCGCGGTTGACTTCCGGAAAGGTTATATCGGTCTCTTCGGAAATAATGGCGGAGGCGTCGGTTCCCATTTCTTTTACCGCGCTTGTGAGTGTGGCAATTTCTTCTTTTCCGGCGTTTTGGGAATATTTTCCCAGTCTGAGAGGCATGGCATAGACTTCGTTGAAAGCGGCCCAGTCCTCCACATCATAAAATTTATATATGGAATACCGAAGGGCTCCCAGGCCTTTTCCCAGGGTGGTAAAATCTATGTCATCATACCGGGATATATGCCCGTGAATGGAAATCAATAGTTTGCCGGTCTGGTAGTCCTGAACAGGGCGGTCAAAGATATGTAGGGTTGTATGGGTGTCATTGTGGTTTATTTTTTTTGATTCGATATACTGGTGTGGAACAATGTTCCATTCTATTGGCGCGAAGTAGTTTTTTTTATCAATCTGCATATCTCCCCATATAATATCGATGGCCCGCAGTCCGAAATAAGGGGCTTCAAGAAGTTCTTTCATCATGTCGTGAAGACCAAAGTTTTCAAACATTTTCCTTATAATGGCTTTCTTTTTTTTGTCATCAGTGACAATGTTTCCGCCACTATTTAATACAGCAGCGATCCGGCTCTGAAGTACTCCTGCAAGGTGGCCGTCCACTTTTAGGAAAAAATCCATGATTCCATAAAGTTTTTCCGGGCGTCCATGTGCAGCGGCGTTGAATGCGGACCGGAACTCATCGGGGCTGACTACAGAAAAGTAGGGTGATGATTTTTTTCTCGGTATAGTTATGGCTCTGCTGGCGTTTTTTTTGATAAGTTTTTTAAAGGGGTTTTTCATTTTTTTATCTCCTGGTTTTGTACCTTCTTTTTTTGAGTGATATGTAGTTTTTTGCTCCGCGCTGGCGAATTCTTTTTTGGAGGAATATCTGGGCTGCTTCCATAGCGTCGGGGCCGTCATCATGGGGCGCGTCGGGATAGCCGAGTAGTTGGTCATATAGTTCCTGTAGGTCTTTGTTTAGCCGCTCCGGAAAGAGTATGCGTCCGTTTTCAAAAAGGGGTTGCAATCCCTCTATTCTAATTTCTTTGTTAATGGTGTTTAGAAATGGCGAAATTGGCAGGTGAAATTTGTGTCTTTTTGCCCCTTCGTCAAAGTCTCTTTTGCTGATTTCTGTATATTGGCCAAAGTTGTTTTCTATTTTGAATACTCTAAGGCCTTTTTTTGCATACATATCATAAAAGTAATAGGCGCCGTCCACCATTGCCCTGAGTGTGGTCTGTCTCAGGAATGCGTTCACTACATAAAAATAGCGGGTATCGGCGGCCATGATTATGATGGCTTTGTAATCTGATGTTTTTGCTTTTCCCAGGGACTGGTCTATGGTGGCTATCCACTCTAAATTGTCCGGTAGTTTGTCGTAGCGATGGACGTCTTCCGGTTTGAAGAATTTACCTTCTTCTATGGGCTGTTGTTGCATCTGTGCTGCAAACCTACGTGAACCTATATCTTTTTTCACTTGATCCAGTTCCGCGACGGTCATTTTCTCGGGCCATAGTGAGTAACGTTTGTTTTTTGTTTTTTGGATAGCGGAATATTTGTGGGCTGTTTTTGACCGCTTGTCAAACTGGAGAAAACTTCCATAGGGAATTTTTTTACATTCATTTTCGATAGCCTGATTGATGGCTGATGTTTTGGCGTGGTTGTTTCCCACCCATACAATAGGGGCGGCTTTGCTGACGGCGAGATATAATTCTTCAATTACCCAGTCAACCTTTTTTTCACCTATTTTCTGGTTTCTGGCGGTTTTTGTGTTTTCGAAGTCATCTATTTCTGCATAATCAGGACGGTATTGCATGAAGATAGAGCCTACTACGGGAGTACCGTAGGATTTGGGTTCCAACTTTACGAAGTGCGACCGGCCGGTGAATTTATTTGTGATCCGGAGGCGGGTTTCGTCATCATCATTTTTTAGTATTTTTATTTTGAAGTCACCTTTTATTCGTGAGTTGAACAAGAGTTCGCTAACCAGGAAGTCTATGTCGTTCCTGGCAAGGGTCAGGGTTTCGGAGATTTTGAATATATAGTGCCGTAATCCATAGAGTACCATGCGGAGTTTTGCCACTCTGAGAAGAATAGATTTGCCGAATTCCCGCGGCCCTGTAACTACAAACAGGTGCTTTTTTCTGTGCTCGGTCATGGTAAACAGTTCCTGGTGAAATTGTGCCGGCGGCAGTGTGAAGTAGTGGGGTGTATAAAGTGTACCAAACTTAAATACATCCTGCCGGCCCAGAGTGTTTCTGTCTTCCAGAGTTGGCCCGTCTAATGAAAAGGGAGTGGTCTCTTTGGATAGAAATTCCTGAAATTCTTCCAGTTTTTTATGTATTTTGGTATTCATGCTAATATCCTTTTTAAGCGGCTATAATGTCTGACCCAACTATTCCCCTTTGTTTTGCAAGATAATTAAAATGCAAGGCTTCGCAAGTACTTTGCAAGGATTCCTGTCATTCATCGGCGTTTATATCCTTTTGGAAATTTCTGGTCAGGTTTTCCATAAAGATACTGATTGTGTTTGATAGCTGGTCAAAGAGGTCAGGTTTTGCTGACTTCAGATGAATAACAAACTCTGTCATTACTGTAAAGGCATGATCAATATAGGCGCTCTTTTTTGATACTCTCTCGATAATGTTTTGCAGTTTTATAATGCCGTCTATCTCTTTTCCATTAAGCGGCCGGTTGAGTTCTCGAGCGTTTTGTTCTATCCAGACAATATGTTCTCTTAGTTTGTTGGCCGTGTCCATGGGACTAACAGTGTTTGCCTGGCGTAGTTTGTCCCAGTTTTCCTCCTTTATCCACCGGTACAGGGATGTTTTTGTAACGCCTGTGGTGGTGATGATGGTGGTGTTGTCGAGTCTCCGGCTGAAATAGAGATAGCGGGCCAGTTCTTTTTTGTCTTTTATGTCCTTCATAGTAAATCCTTTGGTTTCTATGGTAGTATAAAAATATTTTTTTTCACAAAAAGGATATATCCGTATATGTCCTGGAGGATGGATTATTTTGGTTTAGTTTTCTCTTGATTTGACATTAAGAACCTCTTGGGCCGGTTATCGTTTGTCGGTGGCCGGCCAATATCATGGAGAGAAAATTGGACTATTGCACGCCACAAAATATGATAAACGAGTATGGACAAAAGAAGATTGCCCAGGCTACGGGGGACGCCTCCGGCGTAACGGTCAATACTGATATATTGCAGAAATATATAGATGCCGGTAAAAGTGAAATAGATTCTTATCTGCGTAAACGAATTTCCCTGCCGCTGGCAGAGCCTGTACCTGTAATACTGAAGTCACTCAATATGGAAATCGCCTGGTATCAGATGAAAAAGAAACGGTTCGGCAGTGTGTCTGAAAGTGATGTGTCTCTCTATGAATCCAATGTCAAGTACTTAGATAAGGTTGCCAGCGGAAAAATCGACATTGGGGCGGTGTCTGAAACAGTTGATGAAGAATCACCTGATTTTAAGGGTTCTTTTTATTCTAAACCAAGATTGTTTGGAGGATACCGGTAGTGTTTTTGGCAAGACTTCAGAATGAGATGGTTGAATTTCTCAAATCGGGTGTGACGAATAGCTATCCCGCTATTATAACACCTTATAATGGTGAGTTGGCTAATCTTGCCGAGAATATGCCACTGACCCCTGCGGTGTTAGTCAGTTTGGACAGTGTAACCGTCGATACTGAGGAAAGCGGGGTAGAAATGGATTTTATTTGTTTTGATACCAATTATGCTTCAACCGATAATTTTGCAAAGAGTATCCTTGATCTGCTTGACTGGGTTATAGGCCGGTTGTGTGATTATACCGAAGTGCCCGGGAATTTTTTGCAATGGTGGCCGGATGACAGTATCAAAGCGGGGCGGCTTTTTGATGATAAAATAGAAGATAACCTGGTATCTGCCGGGATTGTATCTATAAAAATAAAGGTGAACGCATGAGACCTAAACTGTTTCTTTATGACTTTGTTGATGATTTCCTTCTTCGCTCAATAGCCGGGCGGGTAGAGAGTTTTCGAAATGAGGGTAAAACCTCTTTTGATCTGCATATAAGCAGTAACGGGGGAAATGTTTTTGACGGGCTGGCTATCTATAATCTGCTAAGGGCATATGATGTGGATGTTTATATCGATGGCATTGCTGCCAGTATAGCAAGCGTGATCGCTATGGCGGGCAATAATATCTATATCAATGAATCGGCTATGGTGATGATCCATAATCCCTGGACTTTTGCCGGTGGGGATGAGGATTATTTTGCCAAAGTCCAGTCAGAAATGAAGATGATCAAAGATAATATAGTGAAGGCTTATCAATCTCATGTAAGTATGAGTGATAATGAGATCAATGACCTAATGAGTGTGGAAACCTATATGACCGCTGATCAGGCGGTGGAAAAGGGCTTTGCCACTGAGATAATTAAACAGGTGGACAGGGCTAAGAATTATGCAGCATTTCTAAACCAAATAGAACATCCCCTTATCCCTCACGAAGGATTGGGGAAGACAGGAGTAAAAAAGATGGATATTGAAAAACTGAGGAACCTTCTGGATATGCCTGAAGCGGCTACAGAGGAGGAAGTCCTGAACAGGGTGAAGGAATTAAAGGCTGAGGCTGAGGCTGAGGCTGAGGCTAAGGTTGAGGCTGAGACGGCTCTGGAAAAACGGATCGTAAACCTGGAAAAGTCAATAACTGCTGAGCGTGAGACAAAAATCCAGGAAAAACTGAATAGTGCAGTGGCACAGGGCAAAATCACTGAAGATGAAAAACCTGTATGGGCAAAGGCCCTCAATGATGATTTTGCCGGCAATTGTGAGCGACTGGATAAGATACCGGCCAACACGCTGGCTCAACCGGTGGGAGAACCGGCTAACAATAAACTTCCGGCGAGCAATGCAGAAAAACTGCAGAATTATTACCGGAATAAATATCAAAAGTAAGGAGTTTTTACTATGAAACTTGACAGAATATCTGTAGGAAGCGGCGATAATGTATCTGCTGTGGCCAATGAAATCCTGAGGGAATCACCATTTTTGGCAGAGTTGGAGTTTTTTCGTACCTCTGCAGAGGCCGTGGCATACAAAGAGACCGATGATCCAAGCGGGAGTATGCAGGCGCGAACAAAGGCCAATGAATATGGAACAAAAGAGAGCCTGAACAAAACTCCGCAGAGTGAGGCAATCAAAATGCACGGGCTGCCGGTGACAATCGATAAACTGGAATTGCAGACGCATTATGATATTCCGGCGCTAATGCAGAGCAAAATGCTGGGTGTTGCCCGCCGGTTTGCCAAAGAACTGGAGGCTCTGGTTCATAATGGTACAGGCGCCGATGGCAAAATCAAAGGACTGTCTGTACTGGCCGGTGAAGATGAAACTTTTGCCGAGACTGATGGCGTTGATCTCTCTACCAGTGAGGGTGAGAAATGGTTTTTTCGGCATTTGGATATGAGAATCGCCGAGACAGACCCTGACGCGCTATCAATGGCTCCGCTAATGTGGGCGTGGATGCAGGAGAAGGCGCGGGAACGGCACGCACTGACCTGGGATAAGAATGAGTTTGGTGCTCCTATTCTGAAGTATGCCGGACGGCCTATGTATGCCATTCGAAATAATGGTATCACTTTTACCGAAGACCAGGGCGCGGCTACGGGAAAATGTACGAGTCTTTTTCTATCCAAGTTTGCCGAACTGGACGATCTGTGCTATCACACTACTGTAGGTGTGGATGTAACTGACCTGGAAATTCGCGGCAGTATGGTGAAGCAGGAGGGTATGATCGAACTGTATGGTACTCCGGTGAAGTACCGCAAACATGCTGTGAACCGGATCGCCGGACTTTATTTATAAACATTTGGTTGTCGGTCATCAATTTTTTGTGGCCGTCAACCATTAAAATGGAGAAAAAATTATGGTAGATAAAACAAAAGTGATGAATGGGCCTTTTAGTGTGGATTTTCTCGACAGCACGGGTGAATCTGTGCTGACTACTCCTATAACTGGCAGGCTAAAGGATGCTATATCGCTGAGTACTGAAAATCTATCGGAAGACCTGGAAGATGGCAGTAAGGATGTCTATGCAAAAAAACTGACCTGTGACATCACACTATCAGAACTGGATACTGCCAGGGAAGATGAAATAGAAGATGGCGGCGTGGCGAGTGTGGAAATTTCGTTTACGGCAAAAGGAAGGAAACTGGTGGTGGATACGCCTAACACTATCACAACTTCGCTGGACGGGCTGAAGACTAAAATCAGTCTTGAGAAGGTGGATTATAGCGGTGGGCGACCCTATAGTGTGACGGAAATTGTGTAGGTGGTCTTTTTATGGAGCGTCTAAAAGAAGTGGGTGTAACGGCTGCCGGTGTGCTGGCAAGTGTTGTCAACTATCTGTTTTTTCACGCTGCTGTGATTTTGCAGGGTATTACTCTTTTTTGTAGTACTGTGGTGGCTGTCTGCTCTATGATCTGGTGGATAAAAAAATTAAGAAAAAAATAAGGAGACTATCATGTTTGGTAGCATTGTCAATTTTATCAGTAATAACGCGCTGGGAAAAGTACAGGTGATGGGTATGTCCGGACTTGTTTTTCTCGTGTTTAACTGGGTTTTGTCTAAATATAAAATTCCGGAGAGGTTTACCCGGTGGCTGGATAAGGCTGAAGCACGAATGGAATCATCTCTGGATAAGTTTATCAGTGGCGCTGGCCTGGTGGCTTACAACTGGGGTGTGGGCTTCACGGTGTGGATCAATCAAACACCTGTGGTAAACTGGATTTATGAAAAGTTGCTCGAACCTATTCTCATAATCTCTATTGAGGGCGTTTTGCGCCTGTTGTCCGTATTGTTGGATAAACTGAGCACACTGATCGTGAAAATGACTAATAAATTTGTAGTCGGCTTGCGGTCTGATAATAAGAATGTTGTTGTAAAAGAACCAGAAGTATAACCAAAAGAGAGCCACAGATTAACGCGGATAAACACGGATAGATGTGTAAGGAAATCCGTAGGGGTAAAAATGAATTATGAAAGAATCTTTGACCGAATCAAAGCCCATGAGGGAGTAAGACTGAAACCCTATCGCTGTACTGCAGGGAAACTGACTATTGGTGTGGGGCGCAATCTGGAGGATGTGGGAATCACAGAAGAAGAGGCGGAGAGAATGCTGCTGACTGATGTAAACCGGTGTGAAGTAGAAGCCTCTAAGATATTTAGCAATTTCCGGGAGTTGTCTGAAATCAGGCAGGAAGTCCTCATTGAGATGGTTTTTAACCTGGGTGCAAAGGGTTTGCGGGGCTTTCGCAATATGATTGCAAAGGTTGAGCAAGAAGATTTCGACGGTGCGGCTGATGAAATGTTAAATAGCCGATGGGCGAAACAGGTAGGCCAACGAGCCAATGCTTTGGCTGATCTGATGAGAAAGGGCTACTGATGAAGACTTATAAAATTCAAGGCCACGAAGTCAAGCAGTCCAGTCTGACACTGGAACAATGGCTACAATTTTTTGAACTGCTGGAAGAGAAACAGTTGGCCTTAGAGGACGTTCAGAAAGCAATGGCGGGGGGAATCTTCTCTATTGTCAGTTTTTTAAATAAAAACGATATGGTTTATGCATTCTTTAAAATCATTCTCACAGGCAGTGAAAATATCAATGTCAATAAACTGGACGGAATGGAAGTGCTAAAGATTGTGAGTGATTTTTTTTTCTGCAACAGCGAACTGCTGAAAGAGTTGAGCAATATACTACTCGAATACAGCTCCGCAATGATTGCGAAGATGAAGGTGATGAAGGACTTTTTTCGAAAAGCCCAATCGAAACAATCAGAGAAATAATATACGCGCTGGCGAAAGGTGATATTACCCGAAAGGATATGGTATCAAAGGCAACCTATGAAGAGGCTCTTGAGTGGCTTTTGATTGGCCTGGAAAGTAGCAGGTAGAATGCTCGTTGTTTCTGAGATTGCTTTGCAGGCCCGCCTGCTCCCGAAGGGCGGGCAGGCCCGCCTGCTCCCGAAGGGCGGGCAGGCCCGCAATGACTGGGGCGTGGGATGTGAAAGGTGATATATGAGTGATAATAGTCAACTGGAAATACAAGTCATTTATGACATTAATAAGGCTCTGGCAAGTCTGGGAAAACTGAAGAAGGAAACGGAAAGTATTCCAAAGTTTAATACCGGTGATTTCGTCGCAACTCAAAAGGCTTTAAAGGAGTTTTCTAAAGAGGCTATTAATGATTTTCTTCGCATTCAACAGACGGCTGATAGTTTTCATACTGATGAGGCTGTGGAAGAGTTTCTGAAAATGGCGGTTTCGTCAGGAGAACTGTCATCTCAGGCAGTAGAGAATTTTCGTAATATACAGATGGCGACGGGAAATCTGGCTGATGAGGCTGTGGAGGATTTTCTGAAAATCCACCAGTCTATGAATTTTGTGAAAGAGGAATCCAGGGAAATGGGTGGCTATATGCGCATGATGGGCAGCCAATTTGCTTATGCGCTGAGTGATCTCCCAATGATGTTTGTAGATATTCGCATGGGTATGATGGGTATCGGTAATAATATCACGCCAATGCTGGAACACATGCGGGAACTAAGGGCAGAGGGCACCAGTAACCGGACAATTTTTCGACAATTGGCAAGCAGTCTGATGGGGCCAACAGGAATTATTGCAGCTATCACAATCGCTACGATGGTGATCCCAAAGTTAGTAGCGTGGTTTAAAAAGGATGAGAAAGCGGCTGAAGAGGCAGAAAAAGCGCATAAAGAATATCTGGACAGTCTAAAAGATATACGGGACATCACTGACCCTGAGGAGGCCAAAAACCGGATAGATAATATAGACAAACAGAATGCTCTGTACAGGGAACAGATAGATAACTATAAGGATCTATTAACATTTACTGACAGGCTTGCTGAAAAACAGGATATGATGGCTAAGGGTGGTAAGGTGAGTGCTTTTATGCCTCTTCACGCCGGGCGCGAGGAACTACGACTGACTGAGGAACAGTTTGAGCAACTCAATGATATTGTCGTGAGGTTTGGTCTGAATGTGAAGGATGTGGCGGATGCTGAGGAGTTGGCAAGGATTCTGAAAGGCGAGCAACTGCGACTGTCAACGGCGCTGCTGGAAAATGAGAACAAACGTAAACTGCTCAATCTGCAAATCGTGGATGTTCAGAACAATGGCGCGGAAAGTGATAGCGAGGCAGTGGATAAAGCAAGTGCGCTGACTGAGACTGAACAAGATCATCTGGAACTACTGCGAACAAAAGCAGAGGCTACCGAGGATTATAGTGAGTACGTGAAGTATCTAATATCACTCCAGACGGGGCTGAATGAAAAACAGGTGGAATACTGGCAAATCGAGAGGGAGTTAAGGTCTTTTTCCCTGGATTCCGAGAAAGGATTGACAGTAGCGCAACAGGATCGGCTGACCCTGCTTGCTATGCAGGCCAGCGCAACAGGTGATAATGCAAAGTATCTGGCATATTTGAAGGAATTACAGGGCGGATTAAACCGTGAAAGCCTGGCATACTGGCAAATCGAGGAGGCTATCAAAAATATCCGGATAGAGAACCTGCAAAAAGAAGAGGAACAACTCTCACGTCTTTTTACAAAAAACCAGGGCTTAATCGGTGTGATGACGCTGGCGGGAAATACAATGACAACGGCCCTGCTAAATTCTAATAGCGCTTCCGAGAATTTTTCGCAGACAATAAAACAGTTGATCGCACAAGCGGCGACTTTGTCAATGATTTTCGCCGGTCTAAAGATGTTTGGGAAAGGTGATTTTGGCAGTCTGAGTTTGGGAAGTTTTCTCTTGAAGGGCCTTTTTGGTGGTGGCTTTGCTGACGGCGGTGAACCTCCCCTGGGAAAAATCTCCCTGGTGGGTGAGCGCGGGCCAGAGATGTTTGTTCCGAAAACAGCCGGAACTATCATAAATAATGAAAATATCCAAAAATTGGTGGCGATGGCGGGCAGACAGTCAAATCCTGTGATACATATCGACGGCGGAAAAATCCCTATTGAGGGGGTTATAAGGAGTGGTGATATTTACCTTGCTAATAAAAAAGCGCAGAAGGATATGCTGGGCTAATGTGGAGATGTGTGATAAATAGTGTGGATGTCTCTTATTTCATGGAGGATAATATATCCTTTACTACAGGCAAAGATTCTGAAATGCTTTTTTGCTACTGGCTCGGCGATGTCTCTCTGTCTTTTCTCAATACTGTGGGGAGTGTGCTGGGCGCTGATATGTGGGGAATGGACGTGCAACTCTACTATGATGATTCTATGAAATTTAACGGCTTTGTCCGCTCGGTGGAGGATAATAAGGGTGACGAGACAATAACCCTGGATTGTATCTCTCTCGGCAATGCTATCTGTAATACCAGGATAAAGGATATGTCAGAAGATAACCGGGAAAAAGGCGATGACATCCGCACTGTGGTTCTGAAAGCGATGAAACATATCAGTAATAGCGAGTACGAAATACCTGATACTCTCTCTGCTCCGGATAATATTGCGGTGATCGATAATATAGATTTTATTTCTTATCAATCTTTTCAAACAGTGAGAAGGGATATTCCGGAGTTTCGTGGCTGGGAACTTCTCGGCCTGTATCAATCCTCAAGAGATTCTGAAAGAGACCTTATATTTTTGGTTTTTAAGAAAGATTACCGCGAGGGTCGCGCTCTGGTATCAAAGGTCAGAATATGCAATATTGATACTTCAACATTAAGGGTAAAAGAGGGGTATTTTGAGATAGATTATAAGGATGGGTTTGTGTTTTCTGCCGGTAATACTCAAATAATCCGTACAGGGACGGTGTTTTTGCCTGAGTTGCCTTTTCGAAGCACTGAGGATAGCCCGCGAAGCTATATCAGGCGCAACACGGCTGTAACTACTGATGAGTGGCGCGGATTTTTTGAGGAGGAAATCAAGCGGGTTGTTTCTGATGATGAGGCTTCTGTAGAGATTGTCTCCAGCCTGGGGGCTCCCGGCAAGATGGTTGCCACTGTGAAAATCAACGATGAAGAAGGCTTGTTTGCCTTTTTTTTGGATAAAGCAGACCTGTTTAAGTATGATTTTCAGGATACGACAATTGGTGAGGTTTTTCGGGGGTTGTGTATATTGTCGGATTCTATACTGTCTATTGATGTAAGAGGGTTTGTTTCTATCAAAGATCGCTCGGCAGAGCGGCCTAAGAAATATCTGAATAAAGATAATCTGAGCGAGTATGTTACCCGGGCTTCCCGGTATTTTGACAGGTCTGTCTCGGCTCCTTCCCAGTTTCGATTTTTTGACCAGGTGGGGTATAGTGTCAACGAGGAGGTGGAGGCGCACTATAACAAGGTAATCAATACACCGCTAACTGTGACCACGGCAGGATATGATATAAGGGATGATTTTATCAATGTGGACGACGAGGTGTTTGTCGGCGATGTCAGTCTGGGGTTTGTAATCAATAAAAGCGTCTCGCAGGATAGCGTCACGGTGGAAATAGAAAAGAGGAATGCATGATACCGGGTAAAGGTAAACCTGTAATATTGGTGGGCAACCATGTTTTTCCGCTACCCAAACCGGATGAGGGCGGAAGGATCACTGAGTATCAAAAGAAAGAAACCAGGTCTATCATCAATGTCCAGAAACGTGTGGCACAGGGAAAGCCGGCATACAGATTTGTCGGTAAATATCTGTTCCCCAGGGTTGACAGGGATATGATAGAACAACTGGCATATAGCCTTGGGGTTGCCGGCGATAAGTGTGTATGGATTCCTTATGAGGATATTCCTATGCAGCGGTTTGAATGTTTTTGTGATATGCAGGAAGTTAATTTTGACGGGAAAATACATCTGGCGGGATTTCAGATAGACCTGAAACAAATCAATACTACAAGTCATCGGACAACACGAAATAACCTTGTGGTTTGCGATCCTGTAACAGTGGTTTTTCCATATAATATTTAAAAAGGTGAAAAAATGAAAAACAGATTACATCTATATCTGACTAAGGATGACGGGGCTGGCGGAAAAGTTCCACTGGGTGACGATGATAAGGTGGATATTTTTCGGAAAGACGCAAACTGGGGGGATTTGGGTAATTTGCTGGCGTCAACATGGCAGACCGGAGAAGCGGTGGCAAATCTCTATTTTACTCAAACGGGTATGCTCTATGGCGATGTGGAAATGGCTGAGATTGATGTCTGGGTGAATCAGGTAAAACAGGACATTGTCAGTAATAAGGCTCATCTGACAGGAGATGTGATCGTGCATATCCAGAATAATGATGTCCATAAAACACTAAGTGAAATTAAAACTTATATTGAAGGACTGATGGCAGCGGTCTCTACTAATAATATTGATTCTGTTACGGGCATTGCGAATCTGATAATTGCGCTCGATCAAATCGCCGGATCAATTCCGTCTGTCAGTGGGTTTTTGACTGCCGGAGACCTGGCTGGCATTGAATCAGAATGCGAAAATATAAAATCTGAACTGTCATCTCTCAAAGGTTCTCTGCAAACATTGTATATGGCTATTAACGGTGATGAGAATGTCAGCCTTGACGGTAAAATTTTACTTGAAAAAAATATGGAGAGCAGTGGTTTTTTTTCGAGTGGCACCTGGAAAGCGATCGATGATATTCTCCTGCAATCAAAAGTCCAGCAACGTATAAGGGTGTCTTTTTTGGCTTCCGGTACTGAAAACGGGACTGAATGTGGTGTAAGAATGACATTGGATGGCTCTGTTATCGCGTCCAAAATGGTTCTTGTTAATCCCGCAGAGGATACTTATAGTGTTGATTTTTTTCTCGGAAATCAGATACAAATACACAATTACGAAATTATTTTTTATCCTCTTGCCGGTTCTATAAATATTAATAGTGTTATTGTTGAGAAGGGATGATGGATTTTACTCTTAATGATATATTAAAAATATGTGATTATATCATTGGTCTTGATAGGGCTGGCAGGGCAAGGCTTAGTGTTGCGGTTGAGAGATTAAGAGACAGGTCTAAACTGTCTAAAGATGTAGAAAATATAATCACAACTATTGAACCTCTTTCATCTGAGAAATTGGTTGATACACTGTTAAATCTTGGTGAGTTGTTTTCAGAAACTTTTAAATCTGGGATTAAAGACGGACGTGGTGTTGACATTTGGTTTGATGATATGGGAAAAGCCAACATTGAAGTTGATATTGTCAGGGCCAGGGAAAAAGTGGTTGACCCTCACCAGGAATATGCTGCTTTAGTCGGACAGGGTGGCTCTGTGCAGACAGGAAAAGCAGGAAAGATAAAAGCAATTAGAAGATTAACTACAACAGAAATTTAAGGAGATAAATTATGCCTTTTAGTATAAGTTTCGGAAATCAAATTTTAGACCATATTTTAGGTAATGCTACTTTAGCACAGCCTACTGGCCTCTGGATAGCATTAAGCACAGCAGACCCTTTGTCTGATGGAATTGGGTTAAGTGAACCCGTTGGGAATGCTTACGTTAGAGTTCAGTGTAATAACTGGGACGCAGCAGTTAACAGAGAAACGAAAAACTCAATCGTAATTGATTTCCCCGAAGCAACTGGCAATTGGGGAGAAATTACTCATTTTGCCATCATGGATGCTGAAACTGGTGGTAATTTTGTATTTGGCGGCGCATTAAATAACTCCAAGAGTATTGATGTAGGCGTTGATTCCAAATTTGCCGTTGGTGATTTTGCTATTTCAATATCCAGCGGTGGAATGAGTGATTACCTGGCTAATGCAATATTAGACCATGTTTTTATGAATTCTGCTTATACGCCAGCGACTAATCTCTATGTATTTTTTGCGACTGCTGCAATAAGTGATTCTGATACTGGTGCTGATATAACAGAACCTGCTAATACCTATGCAAGGCAGAATGTGAATGCCTGGGACATCGCTGCTAACAAGGCCAGCCAGAACTCCAGTTATTTTTCATTCCCAGAGGCAACGGCTTCCTGGGGTAGTCTGGTTGCTACTGGAATAGCAGATGCTTTAACTGGCGGCAATATCCTCTTTTACGGGGCAACAGCGACGGCTCACAATATTGCTAACAAAGATACTGCTGAATTTAATGCAGGAGATTTTGACATAATTTTAACTAATTTCTAAAAGGTTAATTTATGCACAGAGTAGTACAAATGAATAGCGTTGGAAAAGATTCTGACGCTATTAAAATACATAAAGAAGTTATTAAAAATAAATTGTCAGATTATTCCTGCCATGATAGCGAGGTGAATGATGGGAATAATAATGTTGGCATAACGCTTGGTGTAAATGCTGATTTTAACAATGCTACGCAAGCGAATGAATTCCACACTTGGTTGAAAAACTACATTCAATATAATCGAAATGACTTTTCTTCTTGCAGAACACGAATACACGACTGTTATCATGCTGCTAATATTAATCTTCCTTGTGAAATTGGAGATATTTGGAGTTTATAAATGGCTTGGTATGATGGATTAATATACGCTAACAATTTCACAGATAATCAGGCTACTCCTATTATTGGTAATCATACGTCTGTACTTCATGGTACAACTTATGATTCTGCTAATGATATGTTTTCTTTTGATGGAGTTGATGACCAGATTGAATTAATACATTCTGCTGATATGGATTGGTCAGCAGAATATCATACCTTTCACATGAAATTCAAAATTAATGAAACTCTTGGTGGCACTGACCGGAAATGTCTTTGGGGTTGTAAACAGTTTGCAGCAGATGGAGATAAAGCGGGAGTAAACTTTGGATTTATTGGTGATTTTGGAACTAATGGTCAATGGTGGCTTGATGTTTATTCTTCTGATACACGGCATACTGCTATGTGGAATAGAGCAACTTTAGACATTGATGATGGAAACTGGCATACAATAACTATTATGGTTAGGCGAAAAACCTCTTCGTTAAATTGGTATGCAAAATGCTATATAGATGGTTATTACAAGGCTGCTGATGACTTAACAAAATGGAAGTCTGCTATAGGTAGTAATGATATCGAAAGTTATTATCCTCTGGTTATAGGAAACGGCGGAACTCCTCGTAATCATTATATTCAAGCAGATATTAAGAATTTTTTTATTTGGGACGAGGATAAAACCGGAGATGTAGGTCAAATAGAGGAATATGCACCAATCCCTAACGAAACTCCTGTTATAACTTCCTATTCTCCCGCTTCTAATAGCCGTGTTGACGCTTCTTCTGTTGCGTTAAAATGTACTGCCACTGACGCTGATGGCGATAGTCTGACTTATACGTTTCGGAATGCTTCTGATAATAGCGTTATTGGAACAGTTTCTAATGTTACTCAAGGAACGGAGGCTTCGGTAACGTGGAGTAACCTTGTTGCTGGTAATGATTATAGTTGGTATGTTCAGGTTTGTGATGGGACTGATACAGTAACAAGTCCCGATTACACCTTTTATATTCCTGAATATTTTTCTTTTAATACTTCTCAAGCAGTATCAACCAATCAAGATATTTCTTTATCTTTGCAAAAAGCCTTTAATACTAATATTTCTCCGTCCACAGGGATTAATTGTGCTTTGGTTCTTGGTGCTAATCAAAGATTTCAAACGAATATAAACATAGATATTGAAACCGATTCTGTTTTATCTGGTAATGGTATTTTTGAAACAAATATTAATGCTTCTACTAATCAGGACTGCTCATTAAAAAGAAATGTATCTTTTCTTGTCAATCCTGCGATTTCTTCTGATTATATTATGAATTTAACACTTGGTGAATCTTGTTTTTTTGCTTGTACCTGTATAGCAAAAGACAATTATGAAGTTGCTCTTTCAACAAATGTAAGTTTTATTCCTGATATATCTGGCCAATCAGACGATTATGTAAATATCACTCTCGGAAAAGCAGAGGCTTTTAACACTGCTATTGAACCAGGAATAAATCACAATGCTGATTTTTCTACTATTACTCCCTTTAAATCGGCGATTATTTCTAATTCCCAATACAGGGCTTTGTTAGTTCTTGGTGCAGTTGAACCTTTTCATACAACAATTAATTCAGAAACAAATTGCAATGTTGGATTAAAAAACGATATTCGTTTTAATATTTCTTGCAAGCCTGTTTCGAGTTTAGATGTTGAATTAGCAAGAAAAATTAATGTCTGGTATATCTCTGAATCAAAAACAACCTATAATTCAGATTTTAAAACCTTTTACAATGGAACAGAATGCGCCTTTTTCCCTATTGAAACAGAAGTCGGTGGCCCTGGTTGGGGCATTGGTGCTATTCTTCGGGCCAGGTTAAAAGATTATGACCAATATGGAAGCGTGATTGATACTTATGACCTTGTTGCTATGGTAATGAGAATACCAGCAGAAGGGGAATATGACATAGCTGTATTTGGTGAGCAATCTGATTTTGAGGCTTTTGAGCGAAATGGCGAATATATACAATTCGTTCAGACGGGCCATGTTTCTGATGTAAGCCAACAGGGCTATATCCTAAAATCAACTGATGATTGGAATGAAAATGCTCACGCTCCTCACAATAGTCTTTATGCAAATATAAACGCCATAGAGAAGATAGATAACATAAGTAACCTTGTTAATAGGTCTGGCAATCTTTTTGGCTGTGTAACTGCAAATGAGACTTTTAAAGGTTGGAATACCGATGGAAACGGCAACTGGGTATCTGATAAGTTTGGATTTTTTAATATTGGTCATTTTTTTACAGGTGCTTTAGATGAATCCAGTTATCTCATGTATAACCCTGATACCAAAAAAATATCTTTTAAAGGCAATGTTATTGATTTCAATACTCAAGACTTTAATTTAACTGCTTTTAATGATGATGGAAATTGGGGAACAAGGATTTCTGCTAATGCAGACGCTATTACACTGAAAGCGAGCAAATCATCTGTATCTGCTTTAAGTAATACGGTTCAGGATAACAGTGCAGAAATACAAGTTGTTGCAAATGCTATCTCCTCTAAAGTTAGCCAGACGGAGTTTGATAATCTGGGTAATATTGTTTTTCAACACTCTACGCAAATTACGCAAACTGCAAACAGTTTCGGGTTCACGTTATCCGAAGGAAAAACGATTTTAACTGTATTGGCTGCTGATGTAGATGGTTGGGTTATGCACGGAAACAATATTAACATTGCTGGAAATACAAGTTTTGTTAGTTTGCAAGATACGGTTAATGGGAAGTCAGCAGTTTATCGACAAGATTCTTTCCCGTCAGACGCTGTTGTAGGCGATATTTGTTACAAAACTGATGAAGGAAACAAGCCTTATATAAAAATTGGTGTTTCTGCTTGGGCGGCAGCAAATTTAACACAAATTGATGGTAATCACATTACAACTGGAATTGTTTCTGCTGATAGAATAGATGTTACTGGTTTATTTGCGAAAACGATAACTGCAACTGGAACAGTGACGGGATTAAATTTGGTCGGCGGATTAATAAAAACTGGTAACAATACTACTGGTGAAAGAATTGAAATAAATAGTAACGGACAGATTCGGTTTTACTATAACAACATTTTAAAGTGCCACTTATCTGCAATTAGTGGCGGTTTACGTTCATCTGGTAATTTTTCTATTGTAGGTAATTTACAATTTGGAACGATTGACGTTACTACTATTGAAAAAATACAAGGCGGAATAGGGTTGGTCGGAGATACCGATTTTAAGGTTGGCAGATTGAATATTGGTGGGAATTTTCTTACAGCCGAAAACGGTGAGTTGTTTTGGAAGGGCGTTCAAATAAGTTAAAAAAAGGAGTTTTGCTATGACAGATAAAGAAAGAATCAAACAGTTAGAAAAAGAGTTGAAAGAAAAACAATCACAAAATATCTGGCTTCGGGAAGAGGCTCTATTCCAGCAGATTATCAATCTGGAACAAAAAGCAAGTCAGAATGGGATTAGTCTTAGAATGTTAAAATTAAACAATCCCGAAAAAGAACAACAGCCTGTAAGCGGTAAAGTAAAAAAATAATATTCGCTTTATAAAGGTATTTTATCCTAAATTGTTTGAAATTTTATCTCAAATTGTTTGAAATGTTATAAAATG